TTTTTAATGAGGTCACCATTTTATTTTATTGTAAAACCTTTAGATGATAAAAGGTATACAAATACAAAAAACATAGAGGGTATGGAGTTTATTACTAGTACCTCAGAAGAAAACTACAAAGCTTCAAACAGACAGGGCGTGGTAGTTGCAGTTCCTCTTGGTTATAATGGGCCAATTAAAGTTGGCGATATACTTCTTGTACATCACAATGTGTTTAAGTTCTACAATGATATGAAAGGTAGACAACAAAGCGGTAAAAGTTTTTTTAAAGACAATTTATTCTTTATTGAAAATGACCAGTTCTTTATGTATAAACAAGATGATATGTGGCATTGTCATGACAGGTATTGTTTTGTAAAACCAGTAGAAAAAGAAGAATCATTTATATCTAAGCTTGGAACTGAAGAACCTCTTGTTGGTATTATGAAATACCCAAACAAATACCTATCTTCACAAGGAGTGAACAAGGGAGATAGAATATCTTTTAAACCAGATAGTGAATACGAGTTTATGGTAGATGACGAAAAACTATACAGAATGTATGACCATCAAATAACAATAAAGCTATGAAGTCAGAAGATTTAAAAAAAGAAATAATACACGCAGGGCGTAGAGCTGTAGAGCAGCTAATTAAGGTAGCTAAAGAAGATATTATAAAACCAGACCCGGATGACGAGCTGGCAGCAGATAGATTAAAAAATGCAGCAGCTACCAAAAAACTAGCTATATTCGATGCGTTTGAAATACTAAACAAAATAGATTTAGAAGAAGAGGTTATAAACTCTGGTGGACAAATAGATAAAACAAACACAAAACAAGGATTTGCAGAAAGAAGGTCAAAGTAATTTATATCAAGTAATCAAAGATTACATTCCTAAGTCTGTTCTTGTTAAAAAGAATAGAGCTAAGACTTGGGTGTATGGGTACAATGAAAAGTATGATGTTGTTGTTATTTCTAAATCAGGACAGATTGGACAGATAATTAACATTAATGGTTTAGCTATAGCATTACCTAAACAGCCAGAGGAATTGTTTAAACGTTCTGATAAAAAAGAAAACCAATACTGGGAAAGACATGAGCTGCCAAAAGATTTAACAAGAATTAGTTCTATATTTCAGTGGAACGAAAGACCACCTCTATTTAAAAACAAGTGGGTAGATTATATCGAAGAGGAGTTTGACAGAAGAGAACTAGGATTTTGGTTTTACAATAACGGGCAGTCTACATATATTACAGGTGCTCATTATATGTATTTACAGTGGACAAGTATTGATGTTGGGTATCCTGATTACAGAGAAGCAAATAGAATATTCTTTTTATACTGGGAAGCATGTAAAGCTGACAAGAGATGTTTTGGTATGGACTATTTAAAAATAAGACGTTCGGGGTTTTCGTTTATGGGGTCATCAGAATGTGTAAACACAGGAACACTTGTTAGAGATTCTAGGGTAGGTATATTATCAAAGACAGGTTCGGATGCTAAGAAAATGTTTACTGACAAAGTTGTTCCTATTGCAAATAGATTACCATTCTTTTTCAAGCCTATACAAGATGGGATGGATAAACCCAAGACAGAATTAGCATTTAGAGTTCCAGCTTCTAAAATTACAAAGAAAAATATGTATGATGATGTGGATGAAGAGCTAACAGGTCTTGATACTACAATTGATTGGAAGAATACAGATGATAATTCTTATGATGGTGAAAAACTTTTGTTACTTGTACACGATGAATCCGGTAAGTGGATAAAACCTAATAACATTTTAAATAACTGGCGTGTAACTAAAACTTGTCTCAGACTAGGAAGTAAGATAATCGGAAAATGTATGATGGGTTCTACTTCTAATGCTCTTGATAAAGGAGGTGAGAATTTTAAAAGACTATATGAAGATTCTAATATAGCTACAAGAAACGCAAACGGACAGACAAAATCTGGACTCTATTCTTTGTTTATTCCTATGGAGTGGAATATGGAAGGGTTTATAGATAGATATGGTATGCCTGTATTTAGAAAACCTGTCAAACCTGTCGCTGGTGTAGATGGTGAATGGATTACAAACGGAGCGATTGATTATTGGGAGGCTGAAGTAGATTCACTAAAAAAAGACCCTGATGCGCTGAATGAATTTTACAGACAGTTTCCAAGAACAGAGTCACACGCATTTAGAGACGAAAGTAAATCATCACTATTTAATCTAACTAAGATATATCAGCAGATTGATTTCAATGATTCTTTGTTTATGGAACATCATGTAACTCGTGGTAGGTTTTATTGGAAAGATGGAATAAAAGACTCAGAAGTTATTTGGACTCCAGATTCAAGGGGTAGATTTAAAGTTTCATGGACACCTAAAAAAGGATTAAATAATAGAAAGATTCAAAAACATGGTATATTTTTCCCAGCTAACGAGCATATAGGAGCTTTTGGTTGTGATAGTTATGATATATCTGGAACAGTTGGAGGCGGAGGTTCTAATGGAGCTTTGCATGGTTTAACTAAATATAATATGGATGACGCACCAAGTAATGAGTTTTTTTTAGAATATGTAGCAAGACCACAAACAGCAGAGATATTTTTTGAAGAAGTATTAATGGCGTGTGTGTTTTATGGAATGCCGATACTTGTAGAAAATAACAAGCCAAGACTTTTATATCATTTTAAAAACAGAGGATACAGAGGTTTTAGTATGAATAGGCCCGATAAACATTATAATAAGTTATCAAAAACAGAAAAAGAATTAGGTGGTATACCTAACACATCAGAAGATGTAAAGCAATCGCATGCTGCAGCAATAGAATCTTATATTGAAAAACACGTGGGACTTGATTTAGATGGCGGTTACAGACCTGCGGATGAAATGGGCTCTATGTATTTTACAAGAACACTTGAGGATTGGGCAAGGTTTGATATAAGCAGCAGAACTAAGTTTGATGCGAGTATAAGTTCAGGGTTAGCTATTATGGCAAATCAAAAGAATGTTTATCTACCTGAGAAAAAACAATCAAAAATAAACCTTAACTTTGCAAGATATAATAATAAAGGATATTTAAGTGAATTAATTAGATGAAAGATGTTACAATAAATATTTCATCTGTAGGATTCCCTAGTCAGTTTGTGTCTGATGCAGAAAAGGAAACAGCAGAGTTTGGATTACAAATAGGACAGGCGATACAATACGAATGGTTTCGTAAAGATTCTACCGGATGTAGATACTATAGTCAGTGGAGGGATTTTAATAGATTAAGACTTTACGCAAGAGGTGAACAATCAGTAGCTAAATACAAAAACGAATTAGCTGTAGATGGTGATTTATCTTATTTAAATTTAGATTGGACTCCTGTTCCAATTATTCCAAAGTTTGTCGACATAGTAGTAAATGGAATGTCTGATAGATTATTCAAAGTAAAGGCGTATGCTCAAGATGCTTTGTCTCAATCAAAAAGAAATAAATATCAAGAAATGATAGAGGGGCAGATGGCTGCCAAAGATGTTTTATCGCTGATACAAGAAGGCACAGGGTTTGACCCATTCATTATGAATCCTGATGAATTGCCTGCAAGTGATGAAGAGCTTTCATTGTATATGAACTTAAATTACAAACCAGCTATTGAGATTGCAGAAGAAGAAGCTATCAATACAATGTTTGAGGAAAACCATTATAGCGATATTCGTAAAAGATTAGATTATGATATAATGGTAACAGGTATAGCTGTAGCTAAACATGAGTTTTTAAAAGGCTCAGGGGTACAGGTTTCTTATGTTGACCCTGCACATGTTGTTTATAGTTACACAGAAGACCCTCATTTTAAAGATTGTTTTTATTGGGGTGAAATTAAGACTGTTCCAATTGCGGAGTTAATTAAGATTGACCCAACGCTTACTAAAGATGATTTAGAGCAAATATCTAAATACAGCCAAAGCTGGTATGATTATTTTAATGTAGCGCAGTATTATGAAAACGATATATTTTATCGTGACACTTGTACCTTAATGTACTTTAATTACAAAACCACTAAAAAGATGGTTTATAAAAAGAAAGTAAAAGACAATGGAAATATCTCTATGATAGAGAAGGATGATACTTTCAATCCACCAGAAGAAATGATGGAAGAAGGAAAGTTTGAAAAAGTAGAAAAAACAATTGATGTTTGGTATGACGGCGTAATGGTTATGGGAACAAACATTATACTTAAGTGGGAGCTTGCAAAAAACATGGTAAGACCTAAATCATCTTCACAGCACGCTATACCAAACTACGTGGCTGTTGCTCCAAGAATGTACAAAGGTGTAATTGAATCTCTTGTAAGAAGAATGATTCCTTATGCAGACCTTATACAAATGACTCATTTGAAACTGCAGCAAGTAATAGCTAGGACTGTACCAGATGGTGTATATATAGATGCAGATGGTTTAAACGAGGTGGATTTAGGAACAGGAGCAGCGTATAATCCAGAAGACGCATTAAGATTATACTTCCAAACCGGTTCGGTTATTGGTAGAAGTTATACACAAGAAGGTGACTATAATCAAGGTAAAGTTCCTATACAGCAGCTCACAAGCAATTCTGGCGCTTCTAAGGCACAAAAGTTAGCAGCACTAAGTTCTAATACCGCTACTCGACATATATTAGATGGAAGTCTTTACATATATAGAACGTTAGCGGAAGCGCTGACTTATAGGGTAGCGGATATTTTAGAATACTCAGATTTCAAGGATGATTTTATTAATAAGATAGGAAAGTATAACGTAAGCATACTTGGTGAAATATCTGATTTATATATATATGACTTTGGAATCTTTATAGAGCTTTCTCCAGACGAAGAACAAAAAGCTATGCTTGAGCAAAATATTCAAATGGCATTATCTAAAGGTGATATTAATTTAGAAGATGCAATTGATATACGTGAGATTAAAAACCTTAAGCTTGCAAATCAACTTTTAAAAGTAAAACGTAAAGCTAAGCAAGAGCAAGACGAAAAAAGAGAATTACAAAAACAAGCGATGGTTTCTCAGCAACAACTACAATCACAACAAATGGCAGCACAAGTTGCTATGCAAAAAATAGAAGCTGAGACTCAAGCTAAAATGAAATACAGACAAGCTGATATTGCATTTGAAATAGAAAAACAAAAAGCTGAAGCTCAATTAAAATCACAATTGATGCAACAAGAGTTTCAGTATAATATGCAAATACAGGGTATTACTCAGTCTCAATTAAATGATAGAGAAGATGCAAAAGAAAAAGCTAAGAGTGATAGAATTAGTCAACAGAATACTCAGCAATCACAATTAATAAATCAAAGAAAAAATAATTTACCACCAAAAAACTTCGAATCAAACGAAGACACATTAGATGGCTTTGATTTAGCTGAGTTTGAACCGAGATAATGTGTTTAAATTTTCATTAACTTTGCAATTAAATTAAATTAAATCAAATGGATATAAAAGTAAGAGAGGTTACGACTGAAGAAAAGTCTAGCCAACAAATTGAACAAGAACTTCTTGACAAGCACGAGCAGAAACAAGAAGAAGTTTCTCAGCCAGAAACAGTTGAGGAAGTAAAAAAAGAAGTAGAAGTAAAAGAAGACGTACAAGAAGAAGAAGTACAAGAAGAAATAAAGGAAGAGCCAGAAACTCCTCCTGTAGTAGAAGAGCAACCTCCTGTTCCGCAGGAGTTAGCAGAAGATGAAGTTCTTTCATATATTGGAAAAAGATATGGTAAGCAGATTAATTCAATTGATGAATTAATTAGCAAACGGGAAGAAGCAGAAGAGCTTCCTTCAGATGTAGCTGCTTACTTAAAATATAAAAAAGAAACTGGTAGAGGTTTTGATGATTATGCAAAATTGCAAAAAGATTATACAGACCTATCACCAGACGCTTTGCTTAGAGAATATTATTCAATCACAGAAGAAGGTTTAGATTCTGAAGACATATCATCTTTGATAGAAGATTTTGATTATGATGAAGAAACTCACGAACCAACTGAGATTAAAAAATTAAAACTAGCAAAGAAGAAAGAAATTGCTAAGGCAAAAAGATTCTTAAAACAACAGCAGGAACAATACAAACAGCCCCTTGAGTCAAGGGAAAGTTCTGCCACTGCTAACAATGAGGAGCTTATTGAGTATAGGCAATATTTAGAGACAGCTAAATCTCAACAAGAAGACGCAAATCTAAAACGTGAATGGTTTGTCAAAAAAAGCGACGAAGTATTCAGCTCAGAGTTTAAAGGTTTTAAATTCAACATAGGAGACAACGATATAGTATATGCGCCCGGTAGTGCTTCTGAACTTAAAAAAGCTCAAGAGACTCCATTAAATTTTGTAAATAAGTATTTGGATTCTAATGGGTATATTAAAGATGCAGAAGGATACCATAAAGCTTTAGCTATCGCAATGAATCCTGAAAAGTTTGCTCAGTTTTTTTACGAGCAGGGTAAATCACAGGCAACTGATGACGTAATACGTAAAACAAAAAATGTCGACATGACAGAACGTAGTGCACCAGAGGTTTCTGTAAAATCAGGTTTTCAAGTTAAATCAGTCTCTCAGCCATCAAGCAAGGGATTGAGAATTAAGAGTATTAAAAAAAGTTAAATAATAATAAAAATATATAATTATGGCAGGACAAGTAGCGGCAACGCCCACATTTGCGTTGACCCCGAGTTCAGAAAGAACTCCAACAGCTCAAAACTATATTATCAACTTCGATTTCTTAAACCAGTATCTACCTGATACTTACGAAAAAGAATTTGAGAGATATGGTAACAGAACGATTTCTTCATTCTTAAGAATGGTAGGAGCGGAGATGCCTACAAATTCAGACCTTATTAAGTGGGCTGAGCAAGGTAGGTTACACACAAAGTATACACAAGTAGGTACTGGAGCGTTAGTAAACGCAGACCAAGCAACATTCCAAGTTAATGATGCACTAGACCCAGCAAATGCTGAGCAAGTAATCAGAGTAGGACAAACTATTGTAGTTGTTCAAAATGATGGTTCAGGTATGAACAAAGCGGTTGTAAGTGCAGTAAACAATGCTGCTGGTGGTGCAGGACAATTCACAGCTGACTTCTACGAAGCAGGTGGTTTAGTAACTGCAGGTACTGGAGTAGGTAATGCTGATTGTACGGTGTTTATTTATGGTTCAGAATTTAGAAAAGGAACTGCAGGTATGGTAGGTTCTTTAGAAGCTAACGACTTAATTTTCGATAACAAGCCAATTATCATTAAAGATACTTACAACGTATCTGGTTCTGATATGGCGCAAATCGGATGGGTAGAAGTTACTACTGAAGATGGTGCTACAGGTTACCTATGGTACTTAAAGTCTGAGCACGAAACAAGACTTAGATTTGATGATTATTTAGAAACAGCAATGATTGAAGCTGTGCCAGCAGAGCAAAACTCTGGTGCTGCTGCTATCTTAGGTAGCGCAG